CCTCACGCACTACCGGGAGCGGTACTTCCTGCCGGACAAGCGGAACGCGCAGATGGTTTTCACCTACAAGCCGCGTCCGGGTGCCGAAGAAAAAATCTACGAAGCCATCGGCGACATCACCATCTCGATGAAGTCCGGGGACTACCTGGAACTTCCCAAGTGCTTGACGAACGTGGTGCGTGTGGAGATGAACGAGCGGGAGCGCAGGATCTACGAACGGCTGAAAAAAGATATGGCGGCGGAAATCGATGGCAAGGAAATCGACGCCATGAACGCCGCCGCGCTTTCGGGAAAGCTCCTGCAGATGGCGGCCGGCGCCGTCTACGACGGAGAAGGACAGGCCGTGCGTCTGCACGACAGAAAGCTCGACGCCCTGGAGGATCTGGTCGAGAGCGCGAACGGGCGCCCGGTTCTCATCGCCTACTGGTTTCGCCACGACCTCGAGCGCATCCGCAAAAGATTCCCCGGTGCGAGGGAACTCAGGCAGGAAGCGGACATCGCCGATTGGAACGCCGGGAAAATCAGCATCGGGCTCATCCATCCCGCGAGTGCGGGCCATGGTCTGAACCTGCAGGACGGAGGCTCCATGCTGATCTGGTTCTCCCTTACGTGGAGCCTAGAGCTCAATCAGCAGACGAACGCCAGACTCTGGCGGCAAGGGCAGAAGCACACCGTCACCATCCACTACCTCGTGATGAAAAATAGCATTGATGAGAGCGTGATGGCGGCACTTAGCCGAAAGGACAAGGTACAGGAAGCACTTATGGCAGCAGTGAAAGCGGAACTTGGAAAGGAGTGATACCGCATGAATCCATATGAAGCACTCGCGAACGCCATCATCACACAGGCAGCGAAAGACTACAGAACCGCAGCACCACAGGGGAAAGCAGCTATTCGCAGGTTTTTCCGCTCCGCTTATTTTGCGATTCTCACATCGCTTGATCCGGAGTATCTGATTGCACGACTGGAGGCGGAAAAGGCATGACGGCCAAGGAATTCTTTCAGCGGAATTATTACCTGGAGCAGCGAGTAAACAGCAGGCTCCGCAGGCTTTCTGACCTGAGACAGCTCGCAGGCCGAGTCACGTCCTCACTCGGTAGAGAGCCGGTCAGCGGTTCCGCGGACGTGCATAAGCTCGACGGAACCATCGCCAAGATTGTCGATATGGAGCGTGAGATCAACGAGGACATCGACCGCCTGGTGGGTGCGAAACGCGAGGCCATGGCTGTCATCCGTCAGGTGGAACATCCCGACCAGCAGCTTGTCCTGGAGCTTCGCTACCTCGATTTCAAGTCGTGGCCGGCGATTGCCGAGGAGATGGGACTCAGCCCGCGCTGGGTGCAGACTCTTCATGAACGCGCGCTCGCTGCCGTCGAAAATATTTTTTCGCAAAAGGCATGATACCGCATGGAAGTGCAGACAAGTTCTCTTGCATACGATGGCGGATGTGTTAAAATGGTAGTGGTGAAAAATGAACAGAAAGCCTTCGAAGGAATTGATGATCCTTCGAAGGCTTTTTTGATGCCATGAAACGAGGTGATCTTGTTGCCGCGCAAACCGAAGAAGCCGTGCCGCTACCCCGGCTGCGCCAGACTTGTAGAAGCTGATGAGAGTTACTGCCTGGAGCACAAGCGGCTGGCCGCGCAGCAGTACGAGCGCTATGGACGGCCGGAAGAAAACAAGAAGCGCTACGGCTATCGTTGGCGCAAGATCCGTGCGTTGTTCCTCGCCGCACATCCGCTCTGTGAGATGTGCCGGAAAGCGGGACGGTTTACCGAGGCGACCGAGGTGCATCACATCCTGCCGCTCGCGCACGGCGGCACACATAACGCGGATAACCTCATGGCGCTTTGCAAGGTGTGCCACTCGCGCATCAGTGCCGAGTCAGGCGACAGGTGGAGAAATAAGAAGCCGAGAAAAGACGAGTCAATGAGGGCATGACCGGGAGGGGGCGTAAAAATCGCTGAAAACGGCTAAAATTGACCGGAAGCGCCCCCTCACGCGCAAAAGTTTGAAATCAAACGGGGGATTAAAGGAGCTGCCCCAGACAGGAAGGAAGTGATGGATTTGGCTAAAGACGGGACACAGCGCGGCGGGCGCAGGCCGCGTGCCGGATGCAAGCCGCAGCCGCTTGCGGAGAAGCTGCAGGAAGGTAAAAAAGCCGTGCGGATCGAGCTGCCGTCCGTGGCGCCGCTTGCCGGAGCAGAGCTAGACGAGCCGGAGGAGCTCATGGGCGAGGAGATGCCGAATCCAAGCGACTACCTTTCCGCGCGGCAGCGCAACGGAAAGCCGCTCGGCGCGGATGAGATTTACCGCGAGACATGGCAGTGGCTCAAGGAGCGGCGCTGTGAGCGGCTCGTGAATCCGCGCCTGCTCGAGAGCTACGCGCAGGCTTTTGCGCGCTTCATCCAATGCGAGGAAGCCGTGAGCCAGTACGGTCTGCTCGGCAAGCATCCCACGACTGGCGGCGCGATTGCGAGCCCCTTTGTGCAGATGAGCCAGAACTTCCAGAAGCAGGCGAACAACCTCTGGTATGAGATTTTCGACATCGTGAAGCAGAACTGCACGACGAGCTTCGAGAGCTTCCCGCAGGATGACATGATGGAGCGCCTGCTCAGAGCAAGAAAATGAGGTGATGTATTTGAACCAGAAAACGGAATATTACCTGGCGGACATCGGCACGCTCGTGCCGTATGCCCGCAACGCGCGGACGCATAGTCCAGAGCAGGTGGCGCAGATTGCCGCCAGCATCCGGGAGTTCGGGTTTCTCTCGCCGGTCGTGACCACGAAGGATGGCACCATCCTCTGCGGGCACGGCCGTTTTTACGCGGCGCAGAAGCTCGGGCTGAAGAAGATTCCCTGCATCCGCGAGGAGCATCTGACCGAGGCGCAGCGGCGTGCGTACATCATCGCGGACAACAAGCTCTCGCTCAACGCGGGCTGGGATGAGGAGATGCTGCGCGTCGAACTGTCTGACCTCAAGGGCGAGGATTTCGATGTGTCGCTCACAGGCTTTGACGAGAAAGAACTCGCGCGTCTCTTCGCGGAGGAGGACGGCGCGGAGGAAGACGGCTTCAATGTAGACGCCGAGCTGGAAAATCCGTGCTTCTCGAAAGTCGGCGATGTCTGGCACCTCGGGCGCCACACGATCATCTGCGGGGATTCCACCAAGCCTGAGACATACAGCCGCCTGCTCGGCAAAGAGAAGGTCAATCTCGTCTGCACGGATCCGCCGTATCTCGTGAACCTCGAGAGCACGAGCGGGAAAATCAAGAATGACGACCTCAGCGATGAAGAAGGCTACAAGTTCCTGCGCGCGGCGTTCGAGCAGTTCCACGAGGCCATGGCGAAGGACGCGTCCATCTATGTGTTCTACGCGACGGCCAAGGCGCGCGTGTTCCACGACGCCTATGAGGACGCGGGTTTCAAGGTCGGCGCGGGGCTTGTGTGGAAAAAGAACCGTCTCGTGCTCACGCGCACGGACTGGAAGTACATCCATGAGCCGATCATCTGGGGCTGGCGCAAGGACGGCAGGCACGAGTGGTACGGCGACCAGAAGCAGGTGACGGTATTCGAGTTCGACCGCATCAAGAACTCGAAGAAGGACGGCTGCGGTCATCCGTCCTCAAAGCCTGTGCCGCTCATCGCCTATCTCATCCGGCAGTGCACGCAGACGAACGGGCTCGTGCTGGACGGCTTCCTCGGCTCGGCTTCGACGCTCATCGCCTGCGAACAGCTCGGCCGCGTCTGCTATGGCGTGGAGCTCGAGCCGAAGTTCGTCGATGTCGCTGTGAAGCGTTATCTCGAGTTTCGCGATGGAGACGCAGCGGATGTGTATGTTGAGCGCGATGGGGAAAAGATTCCCTATGAGCGTGTGGAGAAAACGGAGGAGGACAAGGCATGAGAGTATTCCTGAACCCCGGCCACGACACGGAGTACGACAGCGGGGCTGTGAATCAGGGCATGGGACTTCGCGAATGCGACGTGGCGCGTGATGTCGGCGTGCTTGTCGCGGCATACCTGGAAAAGGCCGGCTGCGAGGTGCGGATGCTGCAGAGCGACAACCTGAACGGCGAGAGCGGTTGCCCGGACCGCCAGGACGCGACCGTCTGCGGCGCGGCGAATGACTGGCCCGCGGATATTTTTGTGAGCCTGCACTGCAATGCGGCAAACGCAATCGCCCGCGGCACGGAAATCTGCGTGTACCGCATTGGCGGTGAAGCGGAGCGGCTCGCGGTCTGCGTCCTGCACCAGATCGTAAACGCCGTCGGCACGAAGAACCGCGGCCTCAAGGAGCGCCCGGACCTCTGCGTGCTGCGCCGCACGGACATGCCCGCGGTGCTCATCGAGATGGCGTTCATCGACAATGACAGCGACGCCCGGATACTGAGAGACAGACAGGACGATCTCGCGCGCGCCATCGCACGGGGGATCACGGACTATGAAATGGAGGAATGAGCATGAAAATCGAAGCAGTAAAGAACGAGATGATGGAACACATCGGGGACTTCGTCCGCACGGAGGCCAAGGAAAACTTCGTGCTCTGGCTGAAGGACAAAGCGCTTCCCGCCGCCTGCGAGGTCGCGGCAGCCTACACCGCCGCCCTCGGCAAATCCGCTGAAAGCGAGACGGGCTGGTGCCGTTTCCGCGACCGTGTCTTCTTGCCGTGCGCGGTCGACGGTTTCCTGTGGCTCTGCGGCAAGTCGCTCGAGAGCATGGCGGAGAAGCAGGAGAGTCATCCAGCGCCACGAGGCGACTAAAAGTATACAACACAAAGCCCTTGCTATTCCTGACGTTTTACGGGAATATGTGACTGCCAGAAGAAAAGGAGGTTTTGAAAATGGAAGTAAAATACAACGTC